ATGGCCCGCAACAAGCTATCCGAGACGGCTATCAAGGCCATCACCAAACCCGGAATTTATTCCGACGGTGACGGGCTCTTTCTTCGCGTGCGGAAGGGCGGATCGAAGTCTTGGGTGTTCATCCATCGCCGTGGCGGCAAGCGTGACGAGGTCGGGCTAGGTGGATACGGCCAAGGCACCGCGCCCGTCACGCTTAAGCGGGCACGCCAGCGTGCCGAGCTTATTCGCGAGCGAATTGCGGATGGCGAAGACGTTCGGGTGGCGCGCGACGCGGTGGCCCCCGTCGCACCGCCGCCCGTGGTGACATTTAAGGACTGCGTCGACGCCACGATTGCCATCAAGACCAAGGAGTTCCGCAACGAGAAACATAAAGCACAATGGCGCATGGTGCTCGAAAAATACGCCAAGCCGCTGCACGACAAGCCGGTTGCCGCTGTTACCGTGGACGACATCGTTAGGTGCTTGACGCCCCATTGGGAAAAGCGCCCTGAGACGGCCGATCGGCTGCGGCAACGCATAGGGGCCGTTATGGATTATGCGAAGGCACGCGGGCTCAGGACGGGTGACAATCCGGCCGCCTGGCGTGGCAACCTTTCACATCTCCTACCGGCCCGCCAGAAACTCGCAAGGGGCCACCATGCCGCCCTGCCCTTCGCTAAGGTGCCGGCGATGGTCGGAAAGTTGCGACGGTCAAAAGGCACTGCGGCAAGGGCGGTCGAATTCCTCACATTGACCGCCGTTCGCACCGGCGAGGTCCGCGACGCGGTTTGGTCCGAGTTCGATTTCGACGATGCCGTTTGGACAATCCCGGCTTTGCGGATGAAAGCGGCACGGGAACACCGCGTCCCGCTCACGCCAAGGATGATTGCGATCCTCCGCGAACGTCAAACGGCAGCGATCGGCCCGCACGTCTTCGGCGGGCAGAAAAACGATAAGCCGGTCTCGGCAACAGCCATGACCAAGGCCCTGCGAGCCGCGGCCCCCGACGATGCCGGCTGCACCCTTCACGGCCTTCGATCCGCCTTTCGCGATTGGTGCGGCGAGGAGACGGACACCCCTCGGGAGATCGCCGAAGCGGCACTAGCGCACAACGTCGGCAATGCGGTCGAGCTTGCGTACCGCCGCGGGGATGCATTGGAAAAGAGGAGTAAGCTGATGTTGAAATGGGAGGCTTATTGCAGAAAAACTTGACATTTTTGTATACATGCTATACAAGCGTCACATGCAACGCAAAACCGACACCGCCTTTGAGCAACGTCTGAGCGTATCGCAAAGTATCCGGTAAATTTCAATGACTGCGAAGAATGAATTCAAGCCGCGCTTGATTTCGGAGCAAAAAGCGTGTGAGCGCGCTTGCTTTTCCCGCTGGACTATAAATGAATTAGTGCGTCGCGGGGACTTCCCAAAGCCAGTAAAAATAAGCGATAAACGCAAGGCGTACGTCGCGGACGAAGTCGACGCTTGGGTCGAAGCAAGGATAGCGGCCCGGTAGCCCGCGCCATGTCGACGTAGCGCGCCGGCGTGTACCATTCGTTGTCGCCGCTAAACGCGGCCAGCCGCGACGCAGCACCCGCGCCGTTATCGTTGGCGGGCTCTAGCGCCGGCATGGACATGGGTGCGGGTTGGGGTGCGCCGCGGCCAATATTGGCGGTGGACATCTGCGTGGGTTGGCCGGTCTTCGGGTGGATGAAAGTCCGGGGTTCATACTGATAACCGTTATCAGTATGGCTTTCACGCATGCTTCCAACAAAGGGCTGGCTTACCCCACACCGCCGGGCAATCTCCCTATCCGACCACGCCGCCCATTCAGCATCTTCCAGCAACCGCGTGACCGCACGTCGCTTGTCCGCGTTCGTGCGCCGCATGCCGTGGGTGGCATTGGCGCCGACGCTGTGAAGGATAGCGTCGCGCCGTGTGCCTTGGCGGATGTCGGCCAAAAATTCTCACTTCGATTAATACGAAGTGACACCGCCCCGGAACCGGGCAGGTATAGCGGCGCCCCGAGGCGCCATCCGCCGCCGAAGCGGCTTCCCTTGCAGAGAAATCCCAATTGAACGATACCGACTTGCGACCCGTGCCGTGTCCACACGGCGGCGGCACGGTTGACGCAACCGAACGCCTTGAACGGCTTCCGCCGGAAACAATCCGACGCCTTACAGACTTCGTAACGGCCGCCCCCTACCTGACCCGCGGTCGTTACGACAGCCGCATAGCGGCCCATGTCGCCGAAGCTGCGGTGCTGGACGGCGCCTGTGCGCTGACCACCAAAGGGCTTGCCCGACGCTTTGGCTCGAACCGCCAGACTATGTGCAAGGCGATCCGCCGGCTGATCGCGGCACGGGTCATCTGCATCGTCGGCGAACAAGCGGACAAACGCCGTCTCTACGCCCCATGCCTGGAACGTGGCGACGAATGGCGCCGCGATTTCGAAAGGCGCCAGCCATGAGCCGCGCCGTCGATAAGTCGGACGGCCTCCTGGCAAAATACCTTCTTTTGACAGCAATCATTGGGACCGATTGGGCCACGCGTTTGGACCACAAGGTCGCGACCATCATCGTTGAACGATACCGCAGCGACCACGGCAACGCGCGCGCCAGCAACAGCTACCTAGCGTGCCTCACCCGTGCCGACATCAAGAACGTTCGCATTTCCGTCGGCCGTCTTGTGGAGCATGGTGCGTTTTTCATCCATCGCGAGGGCAAGGGCACCCGGCCGACCGAATACGTCCCCAACTTCTCGTTCGCCGCTAGTGGTGGTGCACACGCCCCCGCTACTAGTGGGGATGCGGACACCCCCACATGTGGGGGTGCAGACGCCCCTACTAATGGCCGTAGTGGGGATGCTGAAACCCCCCAATCCCGCTTACCCGTACCGCTTACAATAAGCGGTTACGGGGAAGAAGCGACTAAAGAACCCGCCGCGGCTACGCCGCCGCCCGCGCCGCGCCCTGATAGGGCGGGCGGGTCGGTGCCGGCCGGTGATTTCGAGGTGCTTTGGCGGGCGTACGGCTTCAAGCGGGGGAAGGCCGAAGCCCGCGCCGCCTTTGATGCGCTGTCGCCATCCGACGAACGGGCGGCGGCAATGATCGAAGCGGCACGGGACTGGTGCGCGGCCTGGGCGGAAGGCGGCGACGCGAAGACGGGCCGTCGAACTTTGGCGAGTTGGCTGCAGCGGGAGGATTTCGACTGCGAGCCACCCCGACGTTACGAGAAGCCCACACGACAGAAGCGGCCAACCGATGACGAGGAACGGCCGCAGGCGCCGACAACCGGCACGGCAGGGCCGCCACAAGCCCCAAAACGCCATCGTGTCACCATCACCGACGCGGCGACGCACCAGGCTGGCGCCGACATCGTTCTAGCCATCGTCATGTCGGCCGAGGACGGCACGCATTTCCGGGCAGAGCACAAGGTGCAAGCCCGATCGGCTTCTGAACAGGAAGACGGACAGCGCGCGCTAGCCCGCCTGTGCATGGCGGCGAACCTTGGCGCCGTGGAAGACGCCGCCGAGTTGTGCGGTCGTGAGATCGAAATCATGGCCGGTCCGACGGGGCCGATCCATTACGTGCCGCACTTAGACTGCGGCCTCGTTGCATAATTTGTGGAGGCACCTATGCCGAACACCCCAAACACCCGCACCGCAGAGCCAAAGACGAAGACCCCGCCCTTCCGTGACTGGCCCTTTCCGCGGCGCTTCGCGATGTCGGCAACCCACACCGGGCACGTGTGGAAGCGCCCGCCTTGCATAGCCCTGCCTGTCAAGAAAGGCGCGGCGGCATGACGGCCCGCCGCCGGCCGCCTATCGCGGCGAACGACAATCAGATGACGGGCGCGACGGTACGGACGCCTACTGAGCATCGCGCCGCGGTCGCAGCTGCGGGCACCGCCACGCGCTGGGCGGCCCGGTGGCCGACACGCGCGCGGCTGGTGCGGGCGAAGCGGCTCGACCTCCTTGAAGCGCTCGACGCGTATGTTGACGTGATGGCCGTCGGTTCGTGCCTTGGCGCCGGCCCCGAGGGTCAGCAATACATGGCGGATTTGGGAGCAGATCACATCTGGGAGGTGAGGCCCACCCTGTCCGAGATAATGGCAGCCGCGGCAATGCCAGCGCCCGAACCGCCGGCCGGGGCCGCGGTCATGACGCGGGGCGATTTGCAACTGCATATCTCAAACGGCGGGGTTACAATTCACGTTGGAGGCCTGAGGTTCGACGACCGGCTACGGCTCGTCCGGTATCGCGACGCGCGTGGCCTTTATCGCGATGTCGCAGACCGGCCCCGCCGGCCGAAAGGGGCGACGCCCGCTGAGCGCGATCCCGCGACGGTGCGGTTTCTATTGCCAGCCAACAGCAACACACCCATCGCGGCCGGCGCGGATTTCCTTGGTGGGCTTGTCAGGCCAAAGGGCAACACGACACCGGCGGCTTGCCACCACGAAGCCGTTGCCGTCGCCGACGGGCCCTCGGTGCGGGCCGACATCCGCGCCAGGATGTTGCCAGCCGATCTCGAAACCCTTGACCTTGCAATCACCGATGCAACGGCGGCGCAAATCGGGCAGGCGGCAGGATATAAGCCCGGCAAATCTTCTGAAAGGGCAGGCGCGCGGCTCGTAGACGACGCCCTGATTCGCTTCGCGGAAATTCTCGCAGCCGATGATGCCGCCACGGTGCCCCCGCCCGTCGCCGCCAACGTATACTAATGAGGGAAGCGAAAACCGCGATGGCGCAGGTGCGGCCTTCCCCGTCATGTGTGGTTATCGGTGCCCGGCCGCTTCGTGCGGTCGGGTCTTTTTCGTGCCGAACCACACCCGAAAAAATCACATCCGTCACATGGGAGGCGCTTTTGGTTGATTGGTGGCGGGAGCGCATCTTCACAACCGACGAAATCGCGGGGACGGCCGGTATCGGCACTGCGGCGTTGCGCATGATTGTCCATCGTCACGGCGGCGACGCTTTTAGCGAGCGGCGCGGGCTTCGGCGGTTCTTTTCGGCCCGCGACGTGTCGGTACTTAGAACGGCCCGCGCATTGTCGCCCGCGATCCCAATGGCGGAAGCTTTGCCGATCGCATTCGCCCACCATCGCATGCCACCGCGCCGCGGCTTGTTCATCGTCGTGGCCGACGGCGCGGTCACGTCGATGGATGCCGATGGCGCGGCCCGTGCCGCAATTGAATGCGGGGCGCTTGTCGTGCCGGTTGGGCGCTTCGCGGCCGATGTCGTGGACGCGTGCCGGCCGCTGTTCGACGCGGCCGTGGCCGCTTAGGGATAGGGACGGAGGCCGAATGATACGCTTCACCGTCGTCGGCAACGGCATGGCAAAGCTGGAAGAGGCCGCGCACATCCTGGGCAACAAGCGGAAGCCGCGCGTAGCCTACAGCCGGGCGATCAATCACGAAGGCAAGAAGGCAGGCACTGCCGCAGGTCGGGCGCTGTCGGACCAAACGGGCTTGCCGAAGTCTACCGGGCGCCGTGCGGTACGGCGCAATGTCGACCGATCGACGCCGGAGACGCTAACGTACACGATCCATGGAAGCGGTGGCGAGGTCAGCCTTAAGTATTTCAAACCACGCGAAACGAAGAAGGGCGTCAGCGCCGCGCCATGGGGCGCACGGCAAATCTACCCGTCGACATTCATGAAAGCCGGGTGGTGGCCGAAGCGCGTTGAGAAGCCGAATTGGAACCGTCAGACATTTTCCCGCAAAGGTGACGGGCACACCTATAACGCGGTGAAGTCGAACCCCTTCGTTATATCGGGACAGATGAAGCGTATCCGTACCGGCACCGCTTTTGTGAAGCAGAAATCAGGGCTCTTCATTCCCATGGAAATGGTGCGCGGCGCGACGGCCAAGGCGTTCCGTGATGGCGCGCGTGGCTTGGAGGCGCGCGTTGATCACGAGGTGCGGCGCATGACGAAGGGTGTCGTAAGCTAACCCCTGGGTTAGGTTCTCATCCCCCATCGGAAGTAGTGCGGGGGCTAGCGCCCCAGATTTCACCCGATTTCAAAATTTTCAAAGCAACTTTGCTTGTCCCGTTGACGGCGCCCGAACCCCGGCGCCACAGGGCGCAGAGCGATGCCGGGCCCGAAATCCACCCCCTGGGTTAGGTTCTGATCCCGCATCGAACGTAGCGCGGGGGAAAGGCCCCCGTCTCCGGCCAGTTGCAGCCCAAAAAATCACATCAACAGGTGCGGTTACCCGTCGCCAACCCTTTTGCGGACGGGTTTCGTCAACGCATTCAACGCCGTTGACGAAGTTGACTTGTTGACGCGCCACGACGCGATGGGCGTAAGCGCGCGCCCTCCCCTCAAGATTGGAAATTCTATGCCCGAAACGGCGTGCGTGGTGCGGCGATGCTGCGATCACGGTCCCCCAAACAAAGTGTTCGTGGAAACTACTGGTGATCAAAACAACCGTGGGCCTGAGCTATCGTCCGGTGCGGTCGTTGAGACGCTGGCAACAGTGCCCACCGCGAGTTGGCAAGACGCACTGCATGAAGCCGGGCACGGTGTCATTGGACATGCTTGCGGGCGACATATCGAAAGCATAACCGCCGCAGCACAACCGCACGTTCGATGGGCGCCCGGCCATTACGACAACCTGTCATTATTCCGAATAGCTGTCAGCTTTTCCGGCCAGATAGGCGAGATGTCCGACCGTCGTTTCTACCGAACGGTTTCCGAAGAGGTCGAAGCGGATTTCATTGATCGCGCCTTGGAAGGAAAAGTCGGGCGCTGCGACCTGTGCCAGATGGCGCTCGCCGCCTGGCTCACCGCTGGCCAAGAAGCCACGCGGGACAAGGCTATCGCCGCATTTCGGCAGGGGCAATCGATAGCAATCGAGATCGCGACGATGTCCCGATATCGCGCGGCAATCCATCGGCTGGCACGTGCCCTAATGGAAGAAGAAACCATCGAAGGCAGCCGCGCCCACGAAATTATCGCCGAAACGATCAGGTTCGGCGACATGGTGTGCGAAGAAGAGGAAATCCCCAATGCTTGCAAAGCTTAAAGCCCTGCTGAAGTCCGACACGACCGCGGACATCACCGCCGCAATGGCGACGATCGATCTAACCGCTTTGCGCGCGGCGCTTGAAGCCGCCAATGCGGAACGCACCAAGCTGTTGCTGGCAGGCAGCGATGCGGAAATCCGAAGGGCAGAGGCGGAAATTGAAGCGTGCCGCCTTGCGCTGGATCGGGGTGAAGCGATCCGCGCCGAACTTGAGACGCGGTTGGCGCAGGCGAAGGAGCGGGAAGCGGAAGCGGGCATCCGCGCCGAGCATGCGGAGATCACCGCAAAACGCGACGCGATCGTGGCACGCATCAAGACCGAATATCCAAAGGCCGCCGCGACAATCATTTCCATTATCGAAGATGATCGCGGCCTAGCGGCTGCGCTTTCTAAAATCAATGATCGCGCCTACGCCGGAGACCTATCTAAATATGGATTAGGACTTATCAAAACTCCGTCGGATTTTGTTTGGGGCGACCAGTACCTTCCAAACGTCTTCTTCGATGGCCACACTTCCTTGCTTCCCACCGATAGCACGCCCGCGGTTGGTATTGCTGCACGTATGCCGAGGAACTACTAATGACCACCACCGAACGCGTCCCCGCCCCGAAGTTTGGGCGGGCGGCGTCTATTAGCCCGGCTTCGTACGACGAAGCGGAAAACAGCGTCGAAGTCATCTGGACGACGGGCGCTTCGGTGCGCCGTCGCGACTGGCGCACGGGCAATTATTACAACGAAATCTTGGACGTTTCGCCCGGTGCGGTGCGGCTTGAACGCCTGAACGGCGGCGCGCCGTTGCTTGATACGCATCAGGATAGCGAATGTCGGAATGTTATCGGCACGGTGGTGCCGGGCAGCGCGGTGCTGCGCGATGGCAAGGGCTACGCGCGTGTGGCGCTGTCCCCGGCGCCGGACGACGCAAGCGTAGTGGGCAAAATCCGGGCCGGCATCATCCGCAACATTAGCGTGGGCTACGTCATCCATGCCGTCGAAAAGACGGTGAAGGACGACGGCAGCGACGAAGATTGGCGGGTTGTTGATTGGGAGCCGCACGAAATCAGTGCGGTGCCTATCCCCGCCGATGCCGGCAGTCATATCCGTGGCGCCGATAATGATGGTGGTTCGGTGGTGGTTATCACCGACCCGATCGCCGCGGCATGCCGCGCGCGAATGCAGGCTTTGCAGAACGCTTTACCGGCGATCGACATCGTCCCGATGGGCGCCGACACAATGATTGCACGCGCCCGCGCCTTCGGTGCCGATCCCGAGCGTATCCCCGACACGATGGCGCGCATCTTGGAAACCGCCCTAGCCGCGGTTGCGGAAGCGGGTGGCGATCCGATCGAAGCGGCAAATCTTGCCTACGGCGCATTGCCGCGGACCCTCGACTTTGGCGCGAACGAACGCGGCGCGGCGTACGGCGCGGCTTTCGTATTGGCGGCGCGATAACGGATTGCTGGCGGGAAAGTGGGGATGACGATGGACATCGTGAGACAAGCAGATGACGAATGGGAAGAGCGCGAGGAGATATTCGAGCGCCTTCGACAGATAGCGGATGAGGCACCGGCGCTAGAGACGCCGGCCACGGCCGCGGCCACGCCAGAACCCACGCCAACACCGGCAACGCCCAGGATCGTGGTGACCTATGCTGGGCGACCCGCGCCCTTCATTGTTCACTTGGAAAATCCGCTGATTGTCGACGGCAAAGTCGTCGAAACCATTGCAATCCAGCCGCCGGCTTTCGGTGACACGCAAGCGGTGCGGGCACGTGTGATGACGCGACATGAAATGATCGCCAAACAGGCCGGCATCGACGCGCAGGTGTTGGACGCCCTGCGCTCGCCCGATGACGAGCGCGTCGTTGGCGCCGCCCTTCTGATGGCGCAGGAGGCATAAGCAATGGCGCGCCTGAAATCGGAACTGCTTCTGACGCTGAAGGACCACGTCACCGGCCCGGCGCGCGGCGTCGAAGGGTCGATGGCGCGTCTTCGTCGAAATGCGCGCATGGCCGAAATGGGCTTCAATCGGAGCCATTCGGCCGTCGACCGCCTCGGCGGTGGATTAGCCTATTTGGGGCGTGGCGCCGTAGCGGCCGCCGCGCCCTTGGCCGCCGGCCTTGGCGCCCATGCCGCCACGCGCGAAGCGATCGACTTCGAGTCGGCGCTGTCGGGCATCCAGCAAAAAGCCGGGGCAACCGACGCCGAGATGCAGAACGTCCGGCGGCAGATCGCCGGGCTCGCCGATGACAAAACGCTTGGCGCCTCGCTCGACGACATCGTGGGCGGCTTTGAGCGCGCGGCCGCCGCCGGTGTGCCAATCAACGAACTTGGTCAATTCGTCCGGGTCGTCGCAAAGGCGGCGCCGGCGTTGGACATGACCGGCGAAGCGCTGGGCAACACACTTTCACAGCTTGAAGGCGCTTCGCTTATCACGCGGGACGGCTCGCAGCGCTTCCTCGACTTGGTCAACGCCCTCGAAGATGCCGGCACGTCGAACGCTTCCGACATTCTCGACTTCATGAAAAGGGCCGGCGCGGGCGCCAAGATTATGGGCTTCGCTGCGGAAGAGACCGCCGCCCTTGGCGGTGCGATGGTCGATCTTGGCATCAACAGCGCCGAGGCCGGAACGGCCGTCAACGCAATCACGACGAAGCTGACGTCGCCCAAAGGGCTCTCAAAGAAGGGGCAAGCGGCGCTGAAGGGTCTGTACGGCTCGACGGAAGCTTGGACGGAGCTTGTCCAAGAAGACACCGACGCCGCCTTCGTGGACCTTCTAGAGCGGATGCGGGACCTGGACGACGAGGCGCGCGGACAGGTAGCGCTCGATATATTCGGCCTGGAACATGCCGATATCGTTCAACGCCTCATCGAAGGGCTGGACAAGATCAAGGACCGGCTGCGTCTGGCGAAAGACGAAAGCCAATGGCTCGGCAATCTGGATCGCACCGCCGCCCTGAAGATGAAGACGACGGAGGCCCAATTAGGGGTGATCCAGCGGCGCCTTCAAATGCTGGCAATCAACGCCGGCGACATTGCGCTGCCCGGCATCAATGCGGCCCTGGAAGCTGCCAATGGTCTGTTCGATACGTGGGATCGGATGGGCAACCCCTTCGAGCATTTGCAGGCCGGCGCCGAGGGCTTCGCTCAAGGGCTCGGTTTTGAGAACCTGAATTCGATGCTCGACAAGATAAGCACGAAATTCTCGGCGATCCTCGGCATCGGCGACGGGCAACAGAACAACCTCACCCAGACGATGCAAGGATGGCGCACACTTGGCGAAGACCTGCGCGGCATCTTCGAGACGCTGGAAAAGGAGGTGACCCACGTCGAGCTGGGCCTGCTTCGCGTCCTTGAAGTCGGATACCGGGCCAACTTCCTCAAAGGCCTCTTCAAGACCGACGACGAGCAGAAGGCGTATCTCGACTACCTGGACAAGCGCCAAGCGGAGCTTGTTGATCGTATCGGCGAAATTCGACGCTCGCAGGAAGGCCGGCGCGTCGTCGATGAAGCGGAAGCGAAAGCGCTGCTGCCGTCGCGGGCGGAGGCCGACCGCGCGTCCATGGATACGGCTCGCCAATTCGGGATGCTGCCAAAGGCGCCGGAAGCCTCCACGGCGACGGTCGCGCCAACCGCATCCCCGGCACGCTTCCGGCCAACGCTGCCCGACCGGCGGTTCTCGGCAACGGAAAGCGTGGGCATCGCGCTGCGGCCGGCTGATCGGCCTGGCCCGGCCCCCGTCGTGCCGCCGGCCACCACGTCGGCACCGGCGGCGCCCGTTGCGCCGGTGGAAGTGCCGGTCGCGCCGAAAATCGACCGCGCCGCGCTGGAAGCGCAAATCCGCGAAATCGACCAGCGGTTGGGTGAGCTTTCGTCAGCCGCGCGCGAGATCAAGTCCTATGGGGCAGCTAGTGGTGCGGCGACGTCGATGGGTCAGATCGCCGACGAAATGCAGCGGCTGATGCAGCGCCGCGACGAATTGGACGCGAAGTTGCAAACGCCATTGGCGTCTATATCCGTGCCGCCGGTGGACACGGGCGAAATGGACATGGCGCAGGCCAAGGCCACACAGACGGGTGGCGCCATTGCGGCGGCGCTAAGCGTCACGGCACGGCCCGTGGTGCAGACGGACAGCATCGCGTCGGCGCTAAGCCAGGTCCGGGCGCTGGCCGCCGAATTGCAACGGTTGCCGGGCTTAGCGGGCAACGCCGCGGACGCGGTGCGCGTGGCCCGCGCCGACTATAGCGGCTTACACGCCGACCTTTCACGCGCAGGTGAGTAAAATGGCTTGGAAAACTGAATGGGCCGTCATGGTCAACGGCACCGATGTGTCGTCAAACATGCGCCCATACCTGATGTCGGTGGAAGTGCAGGACAAGGACGGCACGGCCAGCGACACCTGCGCGCTGGCATTCGACGACAGCGATGGGCAATGCGCTTTACCGGCGCGTGACGCCATCGTTGAAGTCTACTTGGACGGCGCGCCCATCTTTGAAGGCAAGGTGGATAGCACCCCTTGGCGCTTCTCGCGCGGCGGTGGGAGGGTCTTGTCCATCAGCGCCAAAGGCTTCGACACGCGCGGCAAGGCGAAGGCGGGCCAGCAATGGCACTTGGACGACGCCACGCTTGAAGATGCTTTGGGGAAGGCGGCCGAGAAGGCGGGCTTTAGCGTGGTCGTCGACCCGGCGTTTGCCGCCATCAAACGAACATACTGGGCGCCCGACGGTGCGTCGTTTCTGGCATGGGGCGAGAAATTGGCCCGCGCACACGGCGCGACGTTCAAGATGCGCGGCACGCAAGCCGTGTTCGCGAAGCGCGGCAACGGCGCGGCCGTAACGGGCGCCGCCCTGCCGGTTGTCGTCGGCATTGTCGGGCAAAACGTCATTTCGGTGGACCTCGACCCCACCAAGGGGCGACCCGTCTTCAAGCAAAAGCGTGTCCGATATTTCGACCGCGCCAAAGCGCAATTTATGGAAAAGGTGGTCGATATCGAGGCAGTCGATGTGTCCGACGCCGTTGATACACAGCGCTGGCTGGCCGCCGACGAGGACCATGCGCAGGCAATGGCCGAAGGCCAAAAGTCGGATGCCGAGCGCGAGGCGGCGGTGGGCAGCGTAGGGCTTACGCTGATGGTCACCGCACAGGCCGAAGGGACATTCGTATTGGCAGGCGCACGCCCCGGCATTGACGGCACGTACCGCATTACCGGCGTCACGCACCGTGCCGACCGCGGCGGCGGGGCAACCACCGTGCTGCAGCTGGCGCAGCCGCAAGGCGAAGTCGGCAAGGACAGCCGGGTGGCGGCTTAAGGCCTCACCATTTCGCTTTGAGTCGAAAGCAGGTCAGTGTAATGCGAGCCCAAAACTGCATAAGCAGTTTCGATCTAGGTCCGCGACCCTACCTATACGCCTACTTAATCCACAATGGGCTATTGCGGATGAAGGCGCATTGGATTCAACTGCAATCGGGGAAACAGGAGGCGAACATGGTGCCGAACGCAACATTCGCGACTAAAACACAACTCAGTGAAATGGCTCTTGAAGCGGCGATCGAGCTTGAGCGCCCGCGTCAGCGTGGGCCTCACTTTGACAAGTTGGGTGAGTTTCTTGAAACGATCCACCGTCAATTAGCCGAAGAAGATGGGTCTGTTTTCCTGCGCGAAGAGGGTTTTTACAACGCTTATCGATACGCATTGTCCGCAGACGGTGCAAATGTGCATGCCGATCGGAAGACCGTATTGCAGAAGCTCATTCAACTCACGCAGGAGGATATAAGAGGTGACAGCCCCTCTTTGAACGATCTTAAGTCCTTCTGCTTGCATGTCCATGAAGCACTTGCTACCGATCTGTTAGAGGAGCATGAAGGATTCATACTTTCAGATGGACGTTGATCAGAATCTTAACATTACATTTGTCGAGACAAAGTTAGTTCGCCTTAAGGGGAGGATCAACGAACTCCTCGAGGAGTCACTTCCGTATTCAGATAGTAAATCCGCGGCCGAAACACTTTTAGCTCGTGTCGATAGACAAATAGCGCGAGCACGTGATTCGCATGGATTTAGCCCTGCATTGCGAGAACAAGTAGGCCTGCAGGCCCTACTTCTTTTACAGCGCGTGACGCACATCTTAGGAATACTATCTCGATCAAGTGTGACGAGAAATGCACTTGAGCTATACGAGCCGTTCCGGATAATTTGCACAAAGTTTTTCAAAATTGATGTTTCAATTATACTTTCTTCCGAATGGAATTTCATTCCATTTACCTATCCTATGGTGCTTGACGATCTGCCAAATTGTATAATTATTGGTCTTCCCGCATCTGAGTCAGATAATATACTAATTTTCCCCGCGGCCGCTCATGAACTTGGGCATACTCTTTGGTTGCATAATCAGCTTGGTTCGGTGTACGCGCAGCGAATCAGAATCGAGGCTGAAGCGATAGTCACAGCCGATGCTAACGCGGTGTCCGCTAGCTTTCCCGTATTGCCCGACAATGATCTCTTTCGCAAAGCAGCATCTGAGCAACTTGTTTCGGAAGTTGCGCATTTCGCAATGAAGCAAATTGAAGAGATGTTTTGTGACTACATTGGTCTCTTTATGTTTGGCCGAAGTTATTTGCTCGCATTCGAATACCTAATCGCGCCTGGATTAAAGGATAGAACCGTTGGCACTTACCCAACGACCTATGATCGTGCGAAAATGCTGAATGAAGAGGCGGCAAATCATGATTGCTCAATCGTCGACTACGAGAACCATTTTGTAAGGAAGCAGAATATCAATCCCATTAACGAATTTAAATACAAAGCAGCGGATCGATTGCGGAATCAGTTCATTCCCGATATTATCCGTACTGCTCACGATATTATAAGCGACGCCGGAATATCGATTCCAAACAGCGAGAAAGTGGAGGCGGCAAAGAAATTCTTTGCTGTCGGCATGCCTGTTTCTAATGGGTTTTCAATTGGTGAAATGGTGTCAGCCGCTTGGGCACTCTTCAACGATATGGAATTTACGCCACTAACCGGCTCAATGCACGATAAAACGAATCACCTCTCGGACCTCGTTTTTAAATCAGTTGAAGTACAAGAATTCCAGGGGTGGCGAAAAGATGCTTAGCAAATCCGAAATTATCAAGCTCATTAAAAAAGGCGAAACAGACCCTTCTGAGGGAATCGGAGTAGTGCCTTCACCACTGTCATCCGAGCAAGCACAAATTGGTCCCGGGTCACTTGATCTACGCCTCGGCCGTTGGTTTCTTGTCCTACAGCAATCAAAGCGAAGCGTCATCGATCTCCGTGAACAATCGAACGCGGAGACTGGCGACCGTGACGGGAAGTACTATTATGTACCCTTTGGCGCAAAATTTGTAATTCATCCCAACAGGTTTGTACTCGGCGTAACGCTTGAGTGGCTTCGAATGCCCAAAACCGTTGGTGGATACATCCTTGGCAAGTCATCTCTGGGCCGGCGCGGTCTGATTATCGAGACTGCAGCTGGTATACAGCCAGGCTTTTCTGGTTGTCTAACTCTGGAGCTTTTCAACTGCGGCGAAGTACCTATCAGCATCGAGCCGGGCATGCTGATAAGCCAAGTCTTTTTCCACAAAGTCGACGGTGAACCCATGCTCGCAGACTCCCACCATCACGGGCGCAGAAGGCCAGTGTTTGGCGTTTACAGGTATGACACCAAGGCGAAGGCCCAGCCTGCGTCTCTAATTTAGCAACCTGATAGCGTACCGCCCCTAACGCATAATCTGCGCCAGTTCTTTCTGTGCTTCGGCGCGCCGGGCGTCAATGAAGGCGGCCAGGTCGTCGATGTGGACGCCCAGCGCCGCCTTTTGGCTATCGTCGGCCCGCAACACGGGTAGGGGGAAGTCGCCGGCTAGCAAGCGCCGTTTGAAGACGTCGCGGGACAGATGGGCGAACAGGCTTTCGCGCACCGCTTCAAGCGGCACGACGGCCGCACCGTGTTGCGCCAGCAACGCCGTAACGGTCGTGCTTGGCGGCGTGTCTGGCGCGGGTGATGCCGGGCGGGCTGGTCTAGGCATGGGTGGGGTCCTTACGTCGTGGGATGGGGCGGCACGCAATGGCCACCCCCAATTTGTCATTAGGCCGCATGCTTGCGCGGCGTGGCGTCCCCATTGGGTCCGAAATAATATTCGAATTGTTTGGCGTCGATACCGCCCGCCGTGCACAGATAGTCGCGCAGGCTTTCAACGAGCCGTTCGATCATCGCGCGATCTTCGCTGTCTGGGTCGTCCGCAACACGTTCAACGGCACCATAAAGGGCGCCCAATTGGAACAACGCTGTATGTGCGTCGGAGGCGGTGTGCGTGCTGATCTCTTCTTCCAGCAGCGTGAGACGATCGCAGGCGGCGGCGCAGCTGGTGAAGTCACGGCGCGCGTCGGCGGCGCGCCAGGCAGCAAGCGTAACAGTCGCGAACTCAGTTATGAGGCGGGGGGTAATGTTTTGCAT